GCTTGTGTTTCATCTAAGTTCCAACCATACTGCATAGTCCACTCACGTACTTTGCCAGTAGTATCTCTTTTGTATAATTTAGGTAAATTGTAAATTGTTTGCATGTTCTCTCTTTCTCTAATTAACTATAGTATTAATATAGCACGTATTAGAGAACTGTCAACCTAATTTGTTGTATAGAACATTTTAAATTCGAATAAGTCTTTTGAATCATGAAAACGTACATCTACATTATCATAACCCCATCTAATACTCCATCTTGTCTTTGGATTACCGAATTTAGTTTGCATAAATTTCATAAATTCTGTTCTAGTCTTAGTTTCAGTAAATTTTCCGCCAATGTTAAGTAAATGTTGCCAATGTACATCACTTAATTTTCTATATTCTCTGATTTTAAATTTTGTGTGCATTACAGAATTTTTCAAAATCTCCACCATACATAGTCAAAGCAAAATGTATTTTTTTATCAAATAAAATTACTTTATGACTAATTCTTTTAAGAGATATATAATAAGGACATTTTATTAGTCTATCTAAGTCAATAAAGAATCTATTAGATAATAAAACATTTTTGATACTAATTTCATAACTTTCTAATTGTAGAACATTTTTAAGATGATTGAAACCTTTATCAGAAAGTCTAAGTCCTCCATCTTTTCTAATGTTATGCCATAGGGTTATATATGCATCATCTATTGTAAAAGTTTTTTGTGGATCTTGTGTAACAAAAACTTTATTGTATTCTGCTTTTGTGGGCATTTTATGGGTAAATTTGTTTACCTTTGTTTAAAACTACAACAGTGAATGTATCTGTTTTGTATTGTTTATTAAGTTTTTTTGCTAGATTAATCGCATGTCCAGGATTACTAAAACTTACTTTTTTGTATTTAGGACCAGGATAACTTATTAACATGTTAAAAGTTTTAAGATTGATTGGTTTATTTTCATAATAAACTGCCCATATACCTTCACTTGCTAGAACTTGTTCAGTTTTGTAAGTTTCCTTATTAACTTTCTCTAAGATGACAGTGGGTTTGGGTCTGCTCATATTTTTACTCGACTTATAATATACTATTATTATTTAGTCGAAATATGCTCTGTTAATTAAAAATTTCCGCTGTCAATTTCTACTTCGATAGGTTCCGCATTTTGTTTTTGCAAACTTATAATATAATCTTGTAGGGCCGAAAGATGATACAGTAAATGGGTGTATTCATTTGCAATACTTTTTGCTTCAGACTTATTGACGTTTACTGATTCCTTGCTATTGTTTATACATCTATGTACAAATTTATCTAGTGTTGGAAATTTAGGTTTTTGCATCGACTTTCCTTAATATCTCAGTCATTTCCAATTTAGTTTTAAAAGGACCTTCAAATTGATATCTACTAAGTGTAATTAGTTTAGGACAATAACTTGGACTATGTCCACCATCCTCCCAATGTATTACGTAGTAGCCAGCACAGAAAAAACTTTGACTGTTTTTTGTTTTTGTGTATAAAGGTAATTTTCTTTTTAAATCAAAAATACTATTAAATGGTTTAGTTTTACAAGGAAAATCATGCACACTGAATTCAATCTTTTGTTCTTTTTTTACAATTTGTTTGTCTGTGTATTGCACAGGAACTTCTTGTAAAGTAGGATATTTAACATTCTTTCCATCGATGGATAATATTACTCCTGTGCCATTCGTTCGTATTGTTCCTACTTTTTTTCTACAATGTAGAATTTGTTTTCTAAAACTGGTTTAGCCAGTAATTGCATTTTTGTTCTCCACATAATTTGCTTGTAACCATTCTGCAAATTGTTGTGCATTTTCAGATATACGTTGCATATCCCATTTTCCACAAAACTTTAAAAAGTGTGCACCTACCATATTTTTGTTTTTAGATATGCTATGACTATCTATTATACTATCAACATAGTCTCGTATTTCATCAGGTTGTTTAGTAAGGTCAACTAGTATAACATTTCTTTCATAATCATCTAATACTCTATGTTCTTTTCCTTCATGGTCAGTCCATCTTTGTAGCATCATATTATTCCAATTAAAACCTTTTGTATCTTTATCTGCAAATGCTTCGACTAGTCCTACTTTATTTTTTGTTCCTTTTTCTCTTACTCCAGGGAATGCACTAAAAACATTATCTGTAGGATCACCTCGCATACATTTTTTAAACAATTGATAATTAGGTGCAACAGGAACTTTATGTTCTTTAGTTTTTTTATCTATTACAGGCTTTCCTTTATCATCATAGACGCCATCTATTTTTATTGTTTCTTTTGTTATACCATTATATTGATGAACTTTATCTGTAAGTAATTGTACGAAATCAGTATCGCTACTTACAATAACATGTTCATCTTCAGGATGTTTTGCTATAAAACGTGCAATTATATCATCTGCTTCAGCAATGTCACATTTCATAACACTACAGTTTGTACGTTCATTCATAAATTTTAAAAAGTCATCATATGCTTCAAAAAATGCAGTATCTTCTTCAATCTCTTTTGGTGTTAGGCTTGCACGTCTATCGCTTCTATTCTTTTTGTAAGGCGGATAAAAATCTTTACGCCAACTACGTCCTTCAAGTGCAAATACTACATGATCTGCATTAAACTTTTTGTAACATTTATTTACTGCATTTAAAGTAACGTGTATTGCCATACCTACTTTTTCACTGACGTTTCCTCTTACTACGTGTCTTGCACGGAAAAATGTGTTCATAGTATCAACTAGTAAATATGTAGCCATTTAAAATCCTGTGTAATTTGCTATGTGTTCAAAGTTTAATATACTAAATTTTTTCAATTTTGTCAACTGATTAATTTGGTTGACTAAAATTTTTGCCCATCCTTTATGAGCATCTTTTCCAAAATGGTAACCATTGTTCTTTGTTTTGTAGCCATTTTGTAAACACCAATTATAATATGAAAGATTATCATCATAAGGACCTATAAATGATTTACGCCAGTTATGCTTTGCAGTATTTCTAAAACATTTAAAACTATTGAAAAAGATATGTTTGATATTTTTTTCATTTAATTCATTATGAAATTCATAAATTTTAGTATGCCAATATTTTTCTTTTTCGTTCAGTTTCGTTGGAGTTTGTTCTAATACCCAACTTTTATATTTGTCTTTAAGATTGTCCGGAACATTATCGGTTCCACTTGCTGATAATTGTAACCATTTGTTGTCATATTGCCATTCTTCTCGTTCAAATGTACTCCACCCAATTATAACTATATCTGGTTCATTATTTTCCAAATATTTTTTAGTTGTTCTTAGTATTCTTGAATTACTACTACCACTTTCTGCATCAGTATAAAATGATGTAGATAGTTCGTTGGCTATAAGATGTCCAAATGTAAATGGTAGTGCTTCAGGATGAGGGCGTCGCCCTAGGTTTACAAACTGTTTATCATCTTCAGCAAAACAATAATTTTTTATAATTTCAGCACCAGCAGTATGACTATCACCGTTTAGATATATCATCTGTATGCTTTTCTGCCTTCGTCAAGCACTTCTACATTTTGTGCTTGTTCTTTTTCAAACGATTCTAAAACTATATTTCTACAAACTGCTTGAAACCATTGGTCTACTATATCATTATCAGTTTTGCCTTGATATCCTGCTCTCACTAGTTTTGCAACAAATATATCATTCCAATCAAGTTCAAATGCACCTTTATCTAAAGTGTCTTTTTCAAGTTCCATACTTAATACACTTACCCACGGCTCACCTGCTTCTGTGGCTATTTGTTTAGGACTTTTCTTTTTAGGTTTATTTGTTTTTTTGACAGGATTAGGATTTCCAAGTATTGCTTTTTTTATTTTTTCTAAATTTATTTTGTTTATCATCTTACAATCCTGCTTTTCTAATTTTGTTTAACTTATGTTCCCCATGCATTTCCGAAGAGGCTGATGTGTAATCTTGGTGTGAATCTATAGCCGCGTTCCATGGCGATGTTGGCAACTTCTGGGTAGGTGAGATTGTATTCTTCACTTCTTCCTCCGAGTGGCATGAGATAAACGGGTACATCG